ATGCCTAGTGCTTTACAAATGACAGTTACAGACACATTGATGGAAGGAATGAAGCGATATTTCAAGACTGCTGGTATATCACAATTAACTACCATTGGTGCAGATAAAAAAGCAAAGACTGTTTGCGGGTTACAATTTATAAATTTTGTTGTTAATGGCTCAAGTAAAGAAACAGTAACGCCACCTATAAAGTGGGGAAATCTTAGGGCAGCTGGCAGTGTCCATGTGGGCAGAGAATTTGTCGGTGGAAATAATTTATATCCTGTAAAAGAAAAGACAGGAGAAGGTGCTAATATAGGCGGGATATCTGAAAAACCAGATACGATAACTATTGGATTCAATACTTCATATGCTACTAAATTACATGAGACAGAATGGAATCCTGGCCCAGCTTCAAAAAAAGCAGGAAATGTTGGTAACAAATATTTAGAAAAGCATTTAGTAGCTGACAGAGAAACAGTTATGCAATTATATGCCGAGACTTTCAAAAAGGAAACAGGCGGATGAATCAAAGCGAAGGTATAATATATAATCTCGTTGCTTATTTGCGGGGTCAACTGCCTGGGCATATTATTTACAGTACAAAAAGGGAGGCTGTTGCCGGACAAGAGTTTGTTCCTGATAATTGTATTTTAGTTAAACAGACTGGCGGGATTGAAGGCAAGCATTTTGCATTTAACCGCTATACTTTCCAGGTTTTGACTAGGGCCATAGATGCCATAGATGCGCAGACTATGAGTTATGCAGTATATCGGGAAATTCATAACAGGTTAGGGCTTATATTGCCAGCGGTTACTATAGGGGCGACAGTTTATCCGCAGCTTATAACGGCGGCTATATATGCTATTCAGTCACCGGCAAGTATAGGAACGGATGAAAATGGACTTGAAGAGTATTCAAATAATTATGAGATAACATTTACAGATGAATAGATGAAGATACTGATTATATATTAAAGAGGTTAATTATGGCAAATCCTCCGATTGGGTTAGATTTTCTTGAAGGTTGCCTTGGCGTATGCAAAATTACATTCAACAGTATTGATATGGGTAAAAGCATGGGCGGTTGTGAAATTGAATTTATAGAAGATATCAAGGATATTCTGCATGACCAAGATGGGACGCAGCCTTATGACAAGGTACCTACCGGCCAGGCATGGTTAGTACGTACTCCTCTGTCTGAGATAACAGCTATCAGATTGCAGCAGATAACGCGCGGCGTTACCATAGCTGGTGCTGGTAGTGTTTCTTTCGGCAAGAATATGTTTATTTCAGGAAGAGAGAACTTCGCAAAGAAACTTGTTTTAAAAAGGGTTGATAGTACAGGCGTTGTATCCGCAGACCCTATGTTTATTCTTAATTTTTATAAAGCAATGCCGAGGATAACTGCCCCATTAACTTATACGGTTGATGGTCAGCGTGTTATGTCGGTTGAATGGTATATCTTTGAAGATGAAACAAATAAAATGTTTGGGTATTTAGGTTATAATAGTTCGTTAGGATTAACGGCATAAAATATTATTAGAAAGAAGGTTTACAATATGAAGAATTTTAAGAATCCATCACCACTTCAATATAATATAGAAGATATTGATGGGAAGCCAATCGTTTTGACTACAGTACTAATGGCACCGAAGAAATTTAGGGAATTAGATAAAATTGCACTTGATGAAAATCTTGATATGTATTCTAAAGGTACAAAACAAATGGCGCTAATATTCGGAGGTAAGGATTCTGATTATGAAAACATTGATCAAAGAATTATAAAGGCAGTATTAAGTGATTGGCAGGCTGAATTAGTAAACCCTCTTGTGGAGAGCAAAGAGAAGTAAATTCTTTTTTGACTCTCATTAAATTTGGCTTTAGTATATCTGATATAGAGAAGATAGAAAAAGAATTTGATATCAGATATAGAAATGCAATATATGCTAATATTTGGAAACAGGAACAAATAGCGGCATTGCGTTTAAAGTTAACAATAGCAGAAGGTGTTAAGTGGGGGAATATTGGTTCTACTTATGATAAACAACATAGCAATCAGAATCAATATAATAATTGGTTTTCTGCAACCAATAATCAGATAACAGAATTAGTGGGCGTTAATATACAGAAGGCTACAGCCTGGAATAAATTAGAGGAAGAAATAAAAAGAAGAAAGATAAAGTTAAAACAAAAGAAGGTTAATATTTGAGTTTTTTAGCCGGGGCAATAGTAGGTAAAATAGTACTTGATTCATCGCAATGGACAGGGCCCCAAGCTCAGGTGCAAAAAGAAACAGAACTGCTTAAGAAAGGCATGACTGGTCTGAAGGTTGCGGCTGCTGCTGTATCTGTAGGTATTACAGCTGCCTTTGTTGGTATGGGGAAGGCAGCTTATGATTTTGAGAAAGGATTTGCAAATGTAACTACTGTATTGGGAACATCTACTATTGATGTTAATAAAATGAAAGCAGAACTCCTTGGGCTTGATGCAAGACTTGGCTCTGCTGCCGATCTTACAGAAGGTTTATATCAAGCTTTGTCTGCTTCGGTAGAACCGACTAAGGCTGTTCAGTTTGTTGGGGAAGCGGCTCAGTTTGCAAGAGCTGCTCTAACTTCTACTAATACCGCTGTTGATGTTATTACAACATCTTTAAATGCATATGGCATGTCGGCTAATTATGCTGGAAGAGTAAGCGATGTTTTATTTAAAACTATAGAACTTGGTAAAGTAACTGGTGAACAATTAGCAGGGTCTATAGGTAATAGTATCCCACTGGCCGCATCTATGGGCGTTACTTTTGAAGAGTTAAATGCCCATATGATTGTTTACACTAGGCAGGGTATAAATGTTGCAGAAGCTACTACAAGATTTAATGGAATTCTTAATGAGATACTAAAACCTTCAGAAGATTTGTCAGAGGCAATTAAAAAAATTGGATTTGAAAGTGGTTCAACTGCTATTAAAACCCTTGGTGTACATGAAACACTTTTACGATTGATTGCTACAACAGATGGAAGCCAGGAATCCTTGGCTAAAATGTTTAATAATGTGCGGGCATTACAAGGCGTGCTTGCTTCGACAGGGAAAGGTGCTGCGGATTTTAATGATATATTAAATACACTACAACAGAGCACTGGCGCTACAAATAATGCTTTTGAAAAACAAGAATTGACTTTTGAAACATTAAAGAATTCAATAAATAAAGCGTTTATTACTCTTGGTCAGTCATTTTTACCAATAGTAAAAGATGTTGTAAAGGTTATAACAGATGTAACGCAATGGGTAGCGAATTGGGATGAAGGAACAAAACGGCTTGTTTTAGGAATAGCTGCTTTTGTTGCTGTTGCTATCCCTATGGGCGCTGTAATTACTAATATAATAAAAGCATATCAAATCTTACAGCCTATTTTATTAGCAATAAAAGCCGGACTTGCATTCCAGGCTGCTGCCGCTGGATCATCGACTATTGCTATAGCTGCAAATACTATTGCAACAAATGTCCAAACTATAGCGCTAAAAGCCCAGGCGCTTGCTCAAGGTGCTTTAAATGTTATTATGATGGCAGCACCGTATTTACTTGTTGCTGGTGGAATCGCACTAGTTGTTGGTGCGATTGTAGGATGGGGGTCAGAAACAAAGAATACTACAAAAATACAGAATGAACTAAAAGAGACAACTGAAAAATTATCAGCCTTAACAAAAGAATTTAAAGAAAATAATGATAAACTCGCTAGCAGTACAGGGATGTTAAATGAGCAAGAAAGAAAAACACTAGAGCAGCGGCAAAGTTTATTAAAAAATCAAATTGTAGCTACATTAAAAGAAGAGGTTGATCTAACAGTTAAATTAACTACGGCAACTGGAAAACAGCAGAAAGAAGTTGATAATACAAAACAGAGATATAATGAAGTTGCTAAAATATTAAGTAATCTTCAGGACTTACGTAAAATAGATTTACAACACGGTATGCAGCAATCAGAAGTTGATCAAAAATGGTCATCTAGGATAAAAGAAGCGGAAAGCAATCTTGTTGGCGTATCAACAAAACTTGCAAAGCAGACTGCCGAACTTGAAAAATCAAATTTAAATAGACAGGATACTATTGATCAATGGGCCGAAATGATAAATGGCGGATATATTGAAATCGGTCAGATTCGCATGATAAATAAGGCGATAGCTGAGGAAGTATTTAATCGTGCACAAGTTATAAAAAACAAGAAAGAAGAGAAAAAAGAAACAATAATAGTAAAAGAAGAAACTGCTAAACTTGTACAGACTACAGAAGAGCTCGCGGGGGTAACAGGCGGACTTGTAGAAACAACAGAGACTCTTATTAAAGATAGGACGGGATTACTTGACACTTATGGTCAAGAACAATCCTTATTACAAAATAGCATGGCGGGAATAGTTGGCTATGGGGAAGCAATAGAAGATATATATGTGAATTTATATGAAACAATAGAGGAAGAGCGAAGCGCACAAGCAGAAAAAGAAAAAAAAGACCTCGAAGATAAGATAGCCCTGTACAAAAAGACATATGATGATATTGTAGGATATGCAACTCAAGTTTTCTCTTCGATTAATAGTCTTGTTTCACAACTGCAAGAAAATGAGTCAACGGCGTTAGAGAATGAGTATAAAAAAAGAAAAGAAAATATAGAGGCGAATGTAACTGATGAAGAAGAAAAAGCCAAACAGCTTGAAGCTCTAGAAAAAGAATTCGCCGATAAGAGAGCAGCTCTGAAGAAAAAGGAATTTGTAGCTAATCAAATAGCAGCAGCAGTTAATGCAGCAATAGCAACATCAAATGCAGTTATGAATGTACTGGCTACTCCTGGATTGCCGCCCTGGATAAGTATCCCGCTATCAATTGTAATTGGTGGACTTGGTGCGGCCGAGGTTGCAGCTATATTGGCGCAGCCTGTTCCAGAATTTGCTGCCGGTGGTAGTTTTGATGGTGGCCTTGCAATAGTAGGAGAGCGTGGGCCTGAGTTGGTACAATTCGATCAACCAGGAAGAGTATTTTCTAATCAAGAATCGCGGCGGATGCTCGGTGGTGATACAATCAATAATTTTAATATTCGGCAAGATATAGATTATGAACTTGCGATGAGAAAGTTAGCATATCAACAACGTAAGAGCGCAAGAGGTAGAATATGAGTTACACTTTATCAATAGAGGATGCAAATGGGAATGTATATAGCTTCCCTTCTGCTTTTTGTATAACGGCAGAACGATTTGATTTTAATAACAATTATCTAAAAAGGGGTTATGCTCCTGGATCGATAAATATAGCAGATAAGATGCCGAACTCTAGAGTAATAACTATTAGCGGTACATTACAGGCAGATACAGCGGCGGCATTTGAAACAGCATATCACGCGCTAAAGCTTGCTTGTATTAAGGGTGGGAAATTACGTAAAGTAGGGGATACGGTTAATCGATACATAGAAGTAGAGATATCTGCCGCAGACCCAGGCTTTGAGATGGGTCAACAATTACGGGAAGACATATCAAAAGATTTTACAGCAAAAGATGTTTTCTGGTTTGATGAAACAGAGACAGAAGATGAAAATATCTTAACAGGTAATGATGATTTTACAATCGATATAACTGGAAGCGAATATATTTTATATCCTATAATTGAAATTGAAGCAGACCAGGGTGCTGATTTGCCTAGTGTTTTAATTAAGAATAACAATGACGGTGGGGCTGGATTTACTTATAATAATTCTTTATTTGTTCAGGGTGATATCCTCGTGATTGATTGTGATATGGGAACTGTTAAAATAAATAGTAATGACGCTATAGAATTTTTCTCTGGTTCTTTTTTAAGGCTACAATTAAATTCTAATGAAATAGTATATGAAGGGAATGCAGCTACGGTTAGGATTAAGTATAGAAAGGTGTATTATTAATGCCATATAACTATGGATCAAGAAAATATAGTGAAGGGGTATATGGCGGTTATGATACTCCATATGTGCCTACAGCGGCAGCTGTTATCGTTGAAGCCTATGATTCACTTGGGACAAGGAAGGGTACATTTCAGTCTGGAGTGGGCGGATTTATAGGATGCGAATTTTCCCATGATGAAAACGGGTGCAGAGATTTCATTTTATTTTTTGCCAGTTTCCAGGACTTAGAGAAAAAAGACCAGATAAAAATCAAGTTGTTTAATAGTATTGATTATTTTTTTACTGGAGTAATTAGAGAGGTGCCTATTGAAGGAAGCACAAAACAAGAATATAATTACTCCGGTTATGGGTTCAATGACTATTTACATAGAATTAGTGCAGAATCACAAACATATGCAGCACAGAGCATAGAAGATATCATTATCGACCTGTTGGATTCAATTATAACTGCAAAAACTCCTGTCGTTAAGAACTTAGCTAAAATAGACATCCCTAGTATAACAATAGATTTAAATATAAATTATACACAGATGATTGAAGTACTGGACACATTAAAAGAAATCGCAGCAAGCGATGGTAATTATTATGTATTTGGTGTTGATCAAGAAGGCGAGTTTTTTTTCAGACCGCGTTCACAAGATTTAAAATGCACGCTAATTGTTGGCAAGAAAGGACGCTATGGGATACCTGGTTATGAACCGACAGAAGATAATGAGCCAAAAACTATTTATTATGTGCTTGATAAAGATGGGAATTATATTACTACAATAAATACGGGGGTTATTGGGAATGATATATTTGAAGAAAAAATAACTGCGCCAGATATTGATGCAGTAACAATCCCTTTGTGGGCCGCTGGACGAATGAGAGCGCAGGAAATAAGTAATAAACGGGCAACAATACAATGGAGAATTAACAATATTGACCCTTTGCCTTTATTTGCTGATGGAAATGTAAGAATTATATCTAATATCCCGCCCACAGCAAGTACTCAAAGTGTAGATTTATTTGGTGACGGATTATTTGGTAGTGGGCTTTTTGGCGGTGAATCATATACCGGTTATGACAGTGACGATACTATGGAAGTTAAGCAAATTAAATATTCTATAAATGCCGATCAAGCATTAAGGCAGATAGAAATAGGGAATTTGCCTGCAAGTCTTGATGCAAGCATAATTAAAATAAATAAAGAATTGGTAGACTTAAAAACAAGTTTATCATTGTGAGGCAAAATAAAGATTTATGGCATGTGTTTATGTATTAGAAAATAAAATAAATAGTAAATGTTATGTTGGACAGACTATACAATCTTTTAAACGCAGATTTAAAAGACATATGGAGAGCGATATGCTTATAAGCAGAGCTTTAAAAAAATATGGCCAGTATAATTTTAATCAATATATTTATTATTTGCCAGAGAATTTATTAGATTATTATGAAATAGAAATGATTAAAAGAATAAACTCATTATACCCTAATGGATATAATCTTGAAACTGGTGGGAATAAAAATAAAAAAGTTTCTGATATAGTAAAGCAAAAAATGGGTGCTGCCAAAATGAGAAAAACTTTAGGACAATCAAATGCTGCAAAAAAAATTGTATGCCTGAATACAAAAACGATTTATGATTGCGGAATGGTTCTCGGCGATAGATTAAGAAAAACAATACCTGCTGTTTGTAAAGGGAAAAGGAATAGTGCCGGGAAAGGTAAAAATGGAAATAGATTGGTTTGGGCATATTATGGAGATTATTTAAAAATGACTGAAGAAGAAATACAAAATAAAATATTATTAGCAAATAAAAAAAGAGAATATACATTAGAAGAACGAAAAAGAATAAGTGATAATTTTAAAAAAATGCATAACAATATAGAATTTAAAGAGAGATTAAGAGAAAGAATGGCAGGAGAAAATAATCCTGCTAAAAGAGATGATATAAGAGAAAAACTAAAAAATTCAAAAAAGGGATATAAACATTCCGAAGAAGCAAAAATCAATATTGGGAAAGCTGCCACTGGCAGAAAACTTTCAAAAGAATCTATCTTAAAAAGGTTAGAAAAAATGAAGGGATATTCCCATTCTGAAGAAACAAGAAAAAAAATATCAGAATCAAATAAAAATAAAATAATATCAGAAGAAAGTAGATTAAAAATGAGTATAGCGGCTAAGAATAAACCATGTATATCAAATATAACAAGAAACAAATTGAGTGAAGCAACGAAAGCTTATTGGAAAAGGAGGAAAGGTCTATGAGCCAATTTTTCCGCAATCCTATTGCTGGGGGGGATAATTCTGTTTGGGCGTCTTATTTGCTTGCTCAAATAAAAAACAGCGTTGGTGAATATACAAGTTATCTTTATGATAATGCAGGAACAGTAACCTTGTCTCCGGGCCGTGTTGGTATAAATGATGGTACTAATGAGGGGGTATCTATAATTGATACAGTAACGGCTATAACATTAACTGGCGCGAACAGTCTTTGGTATAAAATAGAAATGACAGTATCTGGTACAGCTGTTACATTATCAGCTACAGCTTTAGCAGACAATGACCCGGCTCTTCTCCCTGCTACTTTAACAGCTTCTTATGTTACAGCCAAACAAGGATTTTACCATATAGCAACAAGAAGGCTTTTAGGCATAGCATGGAAGGACGCTACAGGAGTATTAGGCGGAATTATAAATTGTCAAAATATGGTTAATGGGTACAGGGGCTATGTTTATCTTGATAGCCCAACGAATGAAGCAAAAATGTATTATGATTGGTGTCAAGATTGTTATAGAAGATGGGTTGAATATACGCCAAGTACTAAATGGAATATGAATGCTAATAATCTATATACAGCGTCTCATTATTTAGGTTCTGAAATATTTAAGATAAAATCCGTATCAACACAAATAATAAATAATGCGGTTACCGTAATATATGATATAGGTAGTTATGATGATCAAGCTGATCCCGATTTACTAAAAGCCGGGTATACTGCCGCTAATACTGCAACTGGTAAGTTTTTATGGGCAAGAAGGACTGGAGGTGGATACGCTGCCGCTAGTTTTGATGCAGCTGTTTTAAAAGCAAATGTTGAATTAACAATGTGAGGCAATACATGGCAGAATCTTTTACTATGGAATATATAAATAGAATAAGGCGAAAATAGTATGGCTTGTGTATATGTGCTAGAAAATAAAATAAACAGGAAATGTTACGTAGATCAAACTATACAATCTTTTGCATATTGGGAAAGGATGCATGTAAATGGCTGAACAATTCATTAGAGAATGTATTAATGGAGCTGATCAGGGTATCTGGGGCCCTTACGAATTAGAGCAGAACAGAATTAACTTAGGACTTATATCCGCAAGGCTATATAATAATGGCGGAGTATTAACGTTATCACCCGGAAGGATTGGTCTTGACCCTGGCAATACTCGCGGTATCTATAAGAATACGGCTGCTAAAACTATTTCAATAGCAACCATAACAGATAGTAATTGGTTTAAGATAGAGTTATCTACCGTAGGGACTACGCCATCAATAACAGTATTGGATTTTACAGGTGAGAATAATGTGGAAAGTATACCAGCCGCGTTTTCTGCTGCATATGATGGAGAAAAAGGTGGGTATTATGAGACAGCAACTAAAAGGATAATTGGAATTGGATGGAAGGATTCTTTAAGTGCTCTTGGTGGAATTTTAAACTGTTATCCAGGCAGCAACCGGTATTCTGGTATTATAACAGATAGCAGCAACATCTATGATTATGATTTCAAGAATTCTGAACTCTTATCAACCATAACGCTATCTTTAACCGCCAATAAAACATTAGCAGGTATAAAGGGGAAATACACTTTACATTGCGATGCCGGGGCAAATGGATTTGTAATAACATTACCAAGTGCCGTAACATATCCTTACATGGAAATAGAGGTAGACAAAACAGACTCTTATGCCACAAATAAGAGCGCCGTCACACTTAAATCAGCACAGGTGATAGATGATTTTACTATTCAGGATAGCTATTATTATATATGGCTGTTTGAAAAAAGACAGTTTGTTAACTTAAGAAGTAACGGTACACAGTACCACATAACCGGAGGCTGGCTTGATTATTCGACTGGCGGGCTCAATACGAATGACTGGACAGATAGGCACCTCGGTGACTTAGTAATAACGTATGACACAGAAACAGCTGCTTTCGCAATTGGTGAAAAGATTACTTTGGCCTCTGGTGTAACAGGAATAATTGTATCGCTAACAGCCACTGTTATGATCATCAAAAAGGCAACTAGTACAGGTATTGCAGTTAACAATGAAGCGATTACAGGTTCATGGGGTGGTGCAGCTCTTGTTAACGGATCAACTAAGAACAATGACTCTAATATTTGGCATAATCTTACTTGTGATTATACAATATTTGATACTGATTTATATTATTATGAAAATGCAACAATGAATTTATCCGTTGCGAGAAAAATAGGCTGGGCGCAATGGGATACAAATACAGCAAGCGTTGTTTATGGATTCGCTTTGTGGGGGATAAATACGACCTCTTTTTATATCCAGACAGCATCAGGCGGTATTGTCTTGATGGCAGCCAATGGTGGTATATCTATATTGGATAATGAAGACCATTCTTATTCTGTCCAGGTTAAGAAATATTATTAACGGGGGGGTTAGATGCCGCGATATTATGTATTGATTGATAAAGCAACCGGGACAGTCAGAGGCCATACATTTTCACAGACAATGTACAAGCCGATAGAAGGGGAAGAAGTAATCATCCACAATGATGAATGGCCCCAAGATAGGGACGGGATTATATCACAAAGCAGTAATTACACCTTTGATAAAGAAAAAGTCCGCCCAAAAACTCAGGCGGAAGTTGATATAGGGAGAATGGCAAGATAACTATAATTCAAATTTTGTAGTAACCTTAATATATATTTCTTCATATCCGCCTTCTAGTAGTGATAGATTATAGCCAAAAGGTTTTTTTGCTGGAAATATTGGATGATAACATTTATGCGTTAAACCTATTTCAAGTCCTTCATATTGCAATCCGCCCGTTATAGTATATTGATCATGGTCAGGAGAAAAAGCAAATAGCCCTAATTGTCTGTGAAAAATATTATTTAACGAGCCCCTTATAAATATATACCGGCATATAATTATATCGATAGCGAATTCTGCAAGAAAAGTATTTTCTAAATCAAGTGATTGCTGTTCATACATATTGATTCCATAATTAATCCCCATATCTGGAATATAGCCAAAACGGAATGACATAATAATAAGTATTATACCTAAGTTCATAATTTACTCCTTTATTCCCTTTATCTTTTTAATTTTATCAAAGATGGTATCCCTTAATGTTTTATCTGTATAATTAAAATTCCCATATACTTTATAATCATCAGAAAATAATGTAATGGAATAATATATAGTTTCTTTTGAATAAACTTCTATTTCTGATTTAAACAATATCATAGGCTTTTTTAGTACTGGCATAGGATAATAATGACTATCAATGTCTTTTAAACTGAAGTATTTTTTTAACATAGAATCCTCCTTCAATTCATTCCTAATTCGCTATCATCTATATCCAGGATATTTGACGTTACTTCATCATTATCATCTAATTTAATAATATCAAGATATCCCTCTATGGCTTCAAATATAATATCCCTTCTTTTAGGTGTGTTAAAAAAAGCAGTAACAACCCTCTTATCATACATTACTTCAATCAAATTGCTGTCCAATTTTTTTATTGTTATAACATTATCAATAGAACAACACACTCCTAGATCATCTTGAATAAACATAATTTATTTACCTCCCTCCCTTTTAATAATTATTATCAGTTAACAACTGAACATCATTAACAATATAATAATCCTGCTTATTCATAAATTCCTTATATTTATTTTCTCCACAGAAATTATCAACAACAGATTTTTCTTCATGGTTCATCATATTATACGATTTTTTACCAAACCCAGGAGGCAACCAATTTTCCCGTTGACTTCCAAAAATATTAAATTTATCAAGTAATCCCATATCGGTAAATTCTATATGGCAAGTACCTTTTAGATAAAATGTTAATTTAAAATATTTACATTGTATTTTTTTTGTTTGACAATTTTTCTTTGCATTATCCAGTATTTCAGAAAGTGTACAATCCTTGTTGCTTTGACCGGATAAATAATTAAATGTTTTTTCAATATCCGATAACTCCCTTACACATTCCCATCTTCTATAAGTATCCATGCCTATCATAGGGATAATGCATTTATGATTTATTTTCCATGCCTTATTTGTTTTCCATCCATTGTAATAATGCACATTAGGCGAATCCTTATCATCCCAATTATGTTTTCTTGATAACATATCAAATAAATTCAATATAGTTTTTTCTATTGTCTTTGAGTAATCACGTTTAATTTCTGATTGAATTTCTTCAATATTGAAAACATTAAAATCATAATTACATAAATCTTTTATTCTGTCTATAAACTTATCACGAATAGTGGTTGTCATAATTTTATCAAATGATTCTGAATTAAAAAGGGCGGCCCAGTATTTTGATCTTATAGCTTTAACAAGTGCATTAATAGCTAACTTCACGCCCCCTACTTCATCATAACCAATCTTTAAAGTAAACAAACTTTTTGCATCATCATATTTGTCCGGCTTGAATTCTTTATTTATTTTACCAGCAGTTGCAAAAAATTCTTTTATCAGGCTTGCACCTAATTCAATTTCAAACCTATAATGACTTACAATAGCTTTAACAAAATCACTATAAGTTACCTGGGTATTCTCATTGCTAATATTATCAACTACATTATAACTATCATCTTTTTGCAAACGTTCAAACAATTCGCTTTTAATTTCATCTTGATCATCCGGGATATTAATAAAAATGATTGCAATCCGTACATTGGTTTTTTTATCAGCCGCTTTAAACGCATTATCTACATATTCAATATTAGCGTTTAATTCTTTAAGCGTATTTGATAATATTTTTAATTTCCCGGTACTTTCAATATCAAAACAACGATCTATAGTAGCAGCATTCAAAATACACCTAATTTTACCACCATGCACACATAATTCAATAGCATGAAGCAAGTGATCAACACCTTTATTGAAGGGTGGATTCATCACAATTAAATCATAGCGCTTAGCAGTATAGAAAGTTAAAAAATCATCATAGATAACTCTTAGCCCTTTACCCCTTAAAACATTTCGCAAATCAGAATTAATTTCTATACAATCGATTCTAATATTTTTTCTGATATTATCATATTGATCCTTAGGTATAAAGTGCATTGCAATATCGCCACTGCCTGCCGAAGGCTCTAGGACATCCTCAATGGTATCCATTTCTATTCCTGATAATAATCTACGAACAATATTGTTAGGCGTAGGATAAAAAGTATCATTTTCTATATAATCTGTTAATTTATTCATATTATTTATAACCCCACCTTTTTACAAGTTTTAACGCATCAGCAGCAGAAATAGTAATGTCAACGGCGAAAGAACCATTGACATAACAATAAAGATTTTTATAATGCAAATTAATAAATTTAATGCAACTACTAACTGCTCTTGAAATATCCTTTTTGTCTTTTACGTGGTCTTTTACATACTTTTTTGCTTCTTTAAGTAAATGCTTTATAGTAGCCAATTTTACTTCCATTATTTACTCCCTTCCCCAATAATAACAAAATATTCTAAACATTTATTTTTTGCTTCTGTAATTTTTATAAAATCATTATAATTTATAGCGCCTTTATCAGGATGATAAATATTGCTTAATTTTCTATATGCTGTTTTAACATCGTCAATACTTGCAGTATCTATATCAAGAGAAAGTATATAAAAATATTGGTTATATATTTCTCTTGGTGCCCGATACTTTGTACTGATAAAGTCTTTCAGAAAATTATCAAAAGAAAATCCCATAAAGGCTGAAAATAATTTAAAAAAAGAATGATCAACTCTTGAGTTAAATCCGTTAAAATAATGACTATTATGGTTATCCAAATCTTCCCATTCCTGTTTGCGTCGTTTTATTTCTTCTTTTAATTCTTTTCTTTTTGCCATTTCTTCTGGAAATAATTCATCCCTTATATCAGCAACATATATTTTCCAGAAATATTTCCATAATTTTTCATCCAGTTTATTCTCTAGTCGAAGATTGATTGCTTCCCATTTATCTCTCATGCATTTTGCTGCATTCTCAAAACCAGTAATAGGGATATAACCTGTTTTATTTTTCCGTTTTGTTAATTCAGTAATAAAATCTGAATTAAAATCCTTGATAAATTCAGGTTTATTAAAATTGACAACAGTTTCTAATTTATATTTATTAATATATTCAACTGCTTTCATATTTATTCCTTATAATCATCTTCGGCAATGTAAGCTGTTGGATTCTGAGTCATATCCCTATACAGCTGTTTTGTAATTTTATCCACCATAACAGGCAAATAATTATAGGTTTCTTCACCGGGCGCCATGCTACCTATTATATCACCATTTGCATTGATAATAGGCCATGTATTAGGGCTGTTCCAATCACAATTAAAAATGTTTTCCATAATCATTCTCCTTCTTCTATTCAAGATAAATATGCATTAAAATCTTTTTCAGCAGCTTCTAATGTTGGATAACTGTTATCTATCCTTGAAGCTATATCATGTGGATCATATATCCAGATATGTATATGCTGATTGTTATCATAAAACATGCAAATTCTTATTCCGTCACTATCAGTATATTCTCTGATTATTTGCATGGTATATTAATCTCCTTCGTTTGCGCATTCACACTCATTATGACATACATCAGTTGCTATATGCATAGCGGCTACAGCATCTGGTAATGCATATTGTGTCTTGAATAATCGTAACTCAAAATAATCTCTATAAATAGCTGCTTCCTGTAAATCATGGAAATCTTTACAATCCATTGTTGTATCAATCATGACAGGAGCTAATCCACTTCTTCTGTGATCTTCATTTATATAAAAATCAATCTGTTTAATTTTCATCATATATCCCCTTATTTACAGTATACAATAACCTGTCTTGTTCTGTCAAGAATAACAAGAATGCTGCCATTATTTTTTTCATAACCAACCAATCGGGCCTTCCCTTTATCCAAAAGTTTTTTAGCTTCCGGTTCTGTTATAATTTTCCTTGCCATTTGCCTTCCTCCTTAAATATTCCCCGGCCAGGCTTTGACACCTAACCGGGGGCCGTAGGAGCGGTTACGTATTCCGCTCCTATTAGATACTATGTTTAAGATTATTCAGCCTCTGGGTCGGTGAGTGCCGAATTAAACCCCTCCCAGTATTTCCGGGAGTCGGGGTTTGCAATCCCGGCCCGTCTCATCTCCACATAGTCGCCATCAGGGATATCATCCCCAAGATTTTTTTGAATTACTGCCCATTCCTGAGCATGCTCCAGATAATCCAGGGCGGTTTCCCGACCAAAATCTGCCTCGGTTTTCGGCTGCTCCGGGTCGGCGGCATTAACCGGCTCATCTGCAATTTCGCTTATATGAAAATACCCAGCATAAATTTCATTTAGTTCTTCGACAAGCTTTTCTTTTGATTTGTTTTCTCCGAGAATTCTTCCGGTTGGTGCACTTGCTCTATACATATTTAGCCTCCTAAGCTCGATTGATTTCCTCACAATCTCTATATATAATATACACAATTGTATAATATAAGTCAAGTGTTTTTTAGAATATTTTTAATTATTTTTCGATTTTTTAGATTGTTTTACTTAACATAAGTTAACATAATATATAATATGATAGAAGTCTTCTATTATATAGCGCTTCAAATAAAATTAATTGTTAAATTATTTTTATTTTAGTAAAAATCTGCTTGACAATTATAATCAATTGTATTATTATATATATAGTGAGATTGAGCATAGCTCAAAAATAAAACTCACGAACTGGGGAGGTTTAAAATGAAAAATATGAAGTATAAGGTTACAAGAAATAATGCAAATACTTTATTTTTTTATGATAATAATATTATTATTGCTGAATGCAGTACATTTAGAAAAATAAGATATTTTTTTAATGAAAAGACAAAAATCTCTATAGAAGCCTCTGATCTTACGTATAATCAAATAAAAAGAAATCCTAATATCATTTGTAAATATATCCCTGAATGGGATAATGAAATTGTAGATATTTTTAATGAAACAATTTTTAAAATCAGGGCACAAAGTGAATATAAAAAAATCATCTATAAAAATAAATATAATTGTGAATCTGAAAAAACAGAAGCAACAAAGCTTTTTAAAGTAGGGGAAACATACTCTACAAGATCAATAGGCGATCATGAATGTATTTTCTCTTATACCGTTATTAAACGCACTGAAAAAACTATTACTTTAAAAGATAGTGATTCAGTAAAAACGGTCAAAATACATATTTACCAAGACACAGAAAATTGTTATCCTGAAGGGCGCTACAGCATATGTCCTGTGCTTAAGGCATAACTAATTCCCCTATTCCCCTGGGAAGGCAGCGTTGATCCTTCCCAGGGATTCCCACCTATCATAATTAAGTTTTTCCCTTTATGTGTTTTGACTTATTATCTTTAATAAGCTTTTGTACGATTATTTCTCTTACTGTAATATTTTTATCGGCTTCATATTCTTTCCTAATACATATATCACAATAGGGATGTTCCATGCCATCAATATTACAATTATCACACATTTTTTGCCTCCAGGGCTGCTATACATTTTTTGCAAGCATTTGGAATTTTTAAAAATTTGTCTCTATCAGTTATTAACCTGCTTGTTAAATTCCCGCAAATAGCTTTATTATTGCCGGATTCACCAAAATGTATTATAATCTTGTGTAATGGTCTTGCCGCTCTACATGGTGGATTATAATCTGATCTTTGCATTAGATTCTCCTTAATATATAAATCATGTATTATTTCATCTTTAGTGCGAACAAATTATTATTATTATAGTAATATACGTCATTTCCATTATGACATAAATTCATAATATTATCAATTTTTATATTAGTTAATATTTTGATTTGATCTATTTTTTTGTTGCCTATTATTAAATCACCTTCGCCGGTATAAATTAGATATACCCCATTAGGCAAGCATATAAAATTAACACTTGTTAAAATTATATCATTTTCCCTTTGTAAACTATAAGCATTCATAGACTCGTTAAATTTTATAGTTACTCTATTATAAACCGAATCAAAAAAAGTTATCAAAACACATACCCTGTTTTCATATTTTGCATCTATTATTTTGTGTTTATTCAATTCAGGGATAGGTATTATGCTGCAATAATTTTCCTGATAAGGAATATATAAATAACAGGTGCCTAAAATATCAGAAGAAATTATATTTCTGAGGATATTTATAGAATTGGCCAGAATATCCCATGCGGTTTTGAAACTTATAAATAATTTATTATTAAAAGTTTTAATATTGATTTCAGAAAACTTGCCGCCCGCTATAATATATAATCTATTATTAATAATAAGTTTTTTTTCAGCTAAAATATTACAATCGATAATTTTATTAGACTGCAAGCTATCAACTTTTAACTTTCCATTTTCTATGTCAATCAAATACGGGATATTATCACAATAAATTATTCCAGCAGTGCTTGATGGTAACAAATATTTATTTTTATTCAAGTAAATATTTTTGCTTGTATAAATAATTTTATTTCCTAAAATAAAATCACACCCAGTAATTATATCAGTAGTGCTAAAAATATTATCTATACTAAATTTATCCTTTCCTGTCACGATTATTGTTTGCGCTTTTTGAATTAGTTTGGTTTTAATTGTTGGCGCCGGACTTCTTTTGCCTTTCTCAAATAATGATATAAACCAGTCTCTGTATTCTGTTGGTATCAACCCGAAATCCCTTGTGATGGGCGGCAAATTAACTTCTTTATTAAATATTGATTTGTATTTTGTCATTCTTCCTTTTAAATCCGTTCGATCAAAGTCTTTATGTGATCCTTTAAATGGATGAATACCAATAAATATTTGGGTGGCTATAATTGCAAAAGAAAACCAGTCGCTTTCTTTTGTAAATGAACTATTTAGCCAATCTCTAATCGATGGCATAATAACAGTTGCCTTAAATGATGGGGTTTGATAAGAATTAACATCTATAAAATATGGAATTATAAAATCTTTGCCATCAATTAAATAATTAAATTCATTCCCGTCGATAATTAAAATATTTTTTTCATGAATGTACTGGATTGTTTCTGCCATATTTTGAACTAATGAAATTGATTTGTCAGGAGTGATATTATTTCTGTCTCTATAGCCTGTTGTAAATACTCTTGCAAGTGGAACGGTATTTGATACTTGCCGCATGGTAAACCCTATGGGATTATTTTTTTTATCCTGTATAAATTTTCGAGGTATTAAGATATTATCTTTATTTAATACCGACAATTCATTATATTTTTTAACTGGCAAAACATCTTGCAAATTATGGTATATTTTATAGACTATCCCGCCTTTAGCATAAATAATTCCCTCGCCGCCTTCCTGAATATAATCTTGTTTATCAAGTTTAATTTCTTTTCCATCTACTACAATATTTATACTCATTTTAATTCCTAAAATATTATAGATGCAACTGCAATATCATCATAGTTAGTGTAACCTAATGCTTGATATTTAAATAGCATCTTTTTCATTCTTCGTTTTAAATATTCCCCGTTGCGGATTTTAATATCAAGTAAATCTTTTACAATTTCTTTAATGCCAAGAGAGGCGCCGGTATTATTTATAAAAGAGCCCAATCCGTCTGTAGCTATAAAAACAGAATCTATTGATTCGCAATCCCAATTAAAAGAATAATAATCCAGAGATGACGGGGTTTGTATTTTCATATCATTATCACAAATATCGAATATTTCAATTTGTAATATATTATCAGGATATAACGTCTGCCATTTTTTGGTTATCACTGGATCATTGAATACATTTAAATAAAACGGAGCGTTTTCTGTATAGCTTATTTTAAATAAATAAACGGCGCCAGCTTTATATTTTACTATTAGATATCCATCGCCAAAAAAATCAATCATAATATCATTATTAAATATTCTTGTAGTGATAAGAGTAGAATCTAATGCGTTAAAATTAAGATTTATTTCTTTGGCTATTTTTTGGGCTTGAGAAATGATATATCTGCCGACGCTTTTATTATTAAATATTTTTATTTCATCATGCCATGAAGTTAAAAAATCCTTAAACGCCCAGCATAATAACCGGGCGCCCATATCTGTATTTTTAGAAGAGGAACAGCCATCTGATACGCATAAGAACGGATTATCCTTATCTCCGATTAAAGAATAATCTTCACATATATTATGTGATTTTCCAATCGTTATAACATTATCTAATAGCATGTTCCTCTCCTATTTTAAAAAATTAAAGGCGTAGCCGCTGCTGCCGATCCAGTACCAACAGACTGGCTTTGGCTACTTATGGATTTAGATACGAATCCTGCAAGCTTTGCAAGTTTACCAGGTGTAACCTCGCCCATATCTATGAATTGCGTTAGTCCAGCTTCGTCTTTAAAATTATCAAGATAATTTTTGCAGCCAGCAGTATTTATTCCGATTAGAACAGTAATAAGAGATTCAATTAATTCGCCTTTTTTGGATTTTAAGATTTCATCAGCGATCATTTTTCTTGTAGTGTTTGATTCATTATCCTCTCCGTCTGTAATAATATAAATACAACCATTAACATTAAAATCATTTTTCATTAAAGTATCCGCATAGGCAAGTGTAGCTGCAATAGATGAATAAGTTGCATCATACAAAGCTGTATTTCCGTCACAGTTAAATTCTGTATAGTCTGCCGGATTAATATCAGATAGTAATCTAAAGCCATGCTCTTCATGTATGCGATTGTTAAACGTAGCAACCCTAACCATAAGATTTTCAGATCGTGGATTTTTTTGACAAGCCTTGATAACTTCTTGTAACATAGTTAATAAAGCTTTAGAAAACATATATACGCTTCCAGTAACATCAATAACTACCGTAACAAGAGTATATTCAGTAGCTCCTAAATTTTCTGGCTTAACTGCCGAAAATTGAAAATTACTACCAGGTATTTTATTTATTTCTTCATTTGTAATAATAGGCATAATCCCTCCTTATGCTAAAAACTCCGTAGAGTTCATTACTTGCATTCCCCTTGATGTCATTTCAGTTATGAAATCTTCGCCAAGCTTTTCAAATCTCGGAACATTAGAACTTGTATCTTTAAGCAATACAAATTTCTTTATATTCTCATCCCCAAAATTATTAGAAATATCCCGGATCGTATTTGCGACACAATGAGAAAGTGCTTGCCCTGATATTCCTATCAAATCGACTTGCTTGAGTAATTCAATCAATCCAATATTTAATTGTGTTGTCGGATCACTAGGATCGGGAACATCTGCCTGTACAGCCGAATAATGCTCTGTCCAAAAATTACTTCCTTTTGTGACATAATCAACAAAGGCCGTAACCTTTTCAGTTTCCCATGTCTGGAGAGCACTGTAAACATCCGGCTGGATTGATGCGCCTATACTCCCGATTAAACAATGTGGCGGCCATATACAAAGCATATACCTGTTATTTTTCTCCAAGGACAATACATACTCTTCTGCGCCATCCCGATCAATCCCGTGCGCTTGCAATGTTTTTCTGTTTTGGTATGCAGGAATTGATGTTTTCCATTTACCTACCTTGATATCGGAATAAGAAATCAAAGTAAATGGATCAGGATGTCTCCCTGATTGATCAAGCCAGAAGCACGGATGAGCTATATCAAAATAATGATGCGTGTCTAACGTCACATGAATATCATTTATTTTTGATTTTACTCTTAAAATCATAGCCGCGAGTTTTTTGCTGTCGTCATCTGCACCTGGCACAAACAAGGCACCAGAAGGATCACAAAAATCTACTTGTGGGTCAATTAATAAAAGATCGTATTTCATAAATTCCTCCTCTAATATATATATATTTAAATCATGTCAAGCTTTTTATATATTTAAAAATTAAGTTATTATGATAGTATCATTATCTCCAAGATCAATTCTCCCTTGACCATTTTTATCATAAAATGTATATGATCGGTCATCGGTTTTCTGATAATGTTTCACATTGTCTATTATAACCACTTCTCTTATAGCTGCAATATAAATTCTTATTTCCATAGTAATCTCCTTTTTGTCTTACAATATTTTAATTTCTATTACTTCGATGTTATTTTCTCTAGCTGTTTTCTCTTCAGCAATCATGCCATCTGATTTTCCATAATCAGTAAACATAATTACAGCATCGCATTTTTTTATAAATGATGAAGAAAGGCGCATCCCTTTATTTCTTTCTTTTTCCTTTTCTTCATCAAGCACTAATGGCAAAACTAAATGCGGAGCATATGGAGAATAACTTTCATTAACGCACCATTTGACACATTTAATAGCATATTTAATATTCCGCTTTAATAGCCTGTTATACTTTATGTTATTTATTAATAACCCCCAAAAAAGAATTTTTGATTTTTTATATATCGGCCTGAATGGACTTGCAACATATATAATTTCTATTTCATTGCTCATTATTTCTTACTCTCCTTTATTAAAGTAGTTTGTTTATCCATACTATCTTTTATATCATTATATATATGTTGATATAAATTGTCAATCTGTTTTTCCATTCCCTTGTCTTTATCAGCTAATTTCATATCCTTGAGTACCGCTATACTTATAGCTTCCCTAGCAAGTAGCCGGAGTGTTCCTGCTTCCTGTTCATAGAAATAAGCAATGGGGGAAAGCGGCTTTTTAATATTTGCTAAACATAAGCCAGTAACAAAGCTTGATATAATTAGAGCGCTAACAATAGCCATGTATAGATAATCGATCGTTTTTGTAAATTTAAAATAAAACCCATTAAACAAAACCAATGTAACGGTAAGTACAGACAAAAAAATTGCCCACCTTGTTAATAAAATTTTTGTATCAGTCTTCATAGTACACTCCTAAAATTAACATTATATTACTCATATAATAAATTCTTTTTCTTCATATACATTTTGTATAATATCTTTATTTTCAATGTTTTCTTCATCACCAAAAGATAATCTTTTCTGAAAAAAAGAAAGTATAATATTATTTGCTTGAGTAAAAAACTTCTTATCAATTTCAAAACCATAGGCTTTCCGATTAAGATTGCCAGCTGCGAGTAATGTTACTCCACTTCCAGCAACAGGGTCAATTACAACTTCATTCTCATCTGTAAATGTTTCAATTAGAAATTCTATAAGCCCAATCGGTTTCTGTGTTGGGTGTATTTTAGGGGTCTTGTTATCTCTTATAACATCTATAATGTTATAAATCATCCTCCCCTTATTATTAAATTTAGGCAATTTATTTCTATAGAATAAAAGACCATATTCTGCATTACCAACTATTCGCATATTTGCTTTTAATACCTGAGGCGAAAAGTTTTTTCTGAAAACTAAATTTATAAAATTAGGGAAGCCGTGTTTTTTGCCATGCTCTATGAGTTCAAATTGCTGTTCAAAAGAACAAAAAACAATCATACAAGGGGCTTGTCCTGTTTCTTTGGGCTCTTTTTTTAATAAAGTACCACAAAAATGAAAAAACTCAGGAATTTTAAAACTTTCATCTGTATTAAAAAACGTTTTACCAGCAAATTCGCTTTCTCCGTTTTTATTATCACCTCCTTTATACCACATTGGATTGCTGCCATATGCATTTTTACCTATATTATATGGTATATCAGCAATTACAAGCTGCGCCTTTGGGATTCCATATACTTTATAATTTTGAAAATGATCATGATATAATTGTATACGCTCCATATTTAATCCCCTTATTTATATTCACTATATAATGTATAGTATTACCAAACAAATTCGCCTTGATCAGAATCAATATCTTTCCTTATAGTATCTATTATATCTTTTACTCCTGCGATTTCATCCATCACTAATTTATCAAGTTTATCACTTTCTTGACAACCAATCAAGGTGTCATTTAGATATGCTTTTAATTCTTTTAATCCTATAATTGCTTTATTGACATTGTTCATAAATAAAACAGCCTCTCTGCCCATTTGGTATTACTGAAATATTCTTTAAAATAAAGAGATACATCCATAACAGTATGGGCATAGACATAAGGAACATTGTGCATAATGCAGAAATCTGCAAATTCAATTTGCTCTTTAGAACGTTTCTTCCCTGGTACTTTAATTTCAATATAACATGTTTTCCCGTCAGGGAATATAACAATATAATCACCAATGCCTGCCTTGCCTTGATTAATCCAATAGCCTTTAAATGTTCCATGTAAAACCTGATTACGCCAATGCCATTCAAACCTATTTCTTGTTATGTACTCTATAATTTTTGAAGTTAAGCTGTTTTCAGGTTTTCCCATTATTCGGAATCCTTTATAATAATAATTTGTTTTTCAATAGCTTCGCCATTCTTTGGGTATTTTCCCAATATTGTTATCCCCTCACAACTATAAAGAGTTTCAGCACCAACCATTGCATCCATAATTACCTTTTCATCATTGCTTATAATATTAATTCTATCTTTATTAACAGATAATAATATACTATACCCTATCATTTTATCATTCCCATTTAAAAGTGCCCAGGCTTATGCCTGGGCTGGTTTTGGAGGCTTCTATATAGACATTAGGTCTATACTATTATCAAAGATTGTCTTGACCAAAGGCGAATGACTTATACAGATTCTTAATCGCTCTTTCCCTTCATCAAGCTGTCTTTTCATATTCCAGAAATCTTGAAGCCTTTCTTCAGATACATGAGCATCTGGCTCATCATCTATCCCAAGCTGATAAATAATATTAGAATTCCCTTCATATATATTTCTGCATATCTCTCTAAATGCTGCCGCGATAAAATCTCTTTCTTCCCCTGATAATGAATTAAACGGCTGTATGTTCCCGGTATCATTATTTATTATATCTATGTGATAATTTTCATAAAACTCTTTTTTGTTTGCATATTTACTTATTGTCTCTGTTTGTATCATAAGTTTCGGATAATATACTTGCAGAAGATCATTTATACCTTGATCTATAGTAGGTGCTATATTCTCAAGGATCATTGCAGGAATACCATCCCTGTGCCATGCGGCAGACAGCCTGTCCCATTTAAGATATTCTTTCTTGCTTGCTTCAAGATTACCTTCAAGTTTTAATAATTTTGCGTTTGCTTCGTCAATATCTGTTATTTTATCAGAACATGATTTTATATTAGCTTTTTCATTACTAATTTTACCTGCTATCTCTTCGCCACGTGTCTCTGTATTAAGGATTTCCTTTTTCTTCTCATGGAGCGATGAAGACAAGTTTATTTTAACCTTACAAGATTCTGCAAAATGTTTGATATTTATTTCTTCATTTTCTGCTGCAATTTTAGAATATTCTAATTCAGCATTTTTTATCTTTTCTATGGTTAATTGATAATCAGATAATTTTTTATTTTCTATATCAAGTGTAATTTGAATTGTTTTATCTATCTGTTCATACTCAGGTTCTATGGGCATAGTAGGCTCAATTGCATTGAAAGACAAATCTTGTAATTCTTTAAGGTCAGATTGTTTTTCATATGTTGGCTCAATGGGCTCTTTAGGTTCTGCCTTATCAAATACAAAAAATTGTAATTTATTAGTTTTAAAATAAATTTTCTCATCTGCCTTATCAATCTCGCCCATAGAGAGGACAATGCTATTATTTAAAGTTTCTATATGCGTCTTTGATGAGGATGCGATTTTCCCACAATATTCACATGGTTTATTGTAAAATTCTATTTTGCTTTCAGCGTCCTTTATTTCTTTTAACAAAGATTCTTTATGCTGTACTATCTGATTTAATTCTTTATCAATATTTGCCTTTTGTATATCAAATTCATATTGTTTTTTTCTATATTCTTTATATTCATTGTTATAAGTAATAAGCCTTTGGGTATATTGGTTTTTAAGTTCAGAATTCCTTTCATTCATTAAATTGATTATTACTCTTTCCTTCTCTTCGTGCTCTTTTTTCAATTTATTAAATGCAGATAATTCTGTATTGTAACTAATCAATACCTCCGTGTGCTTTTTTTGTAACTCGTTATTTCTTTTTTCAGCTTCTTCTTGCTTAGCTTTTTGATTTTCTATCTTAAAGATATTACCTTTTATTTGCTCTTCCGTTATAATTGGTCTGCGATTTATTAATGCTTTAAGTTCAGAAAGTTTTATATTGTTTGTTTCAAGCTGACTATCATACAAAATCATTGCAGATCGTGCTTTTTCTGATTCAAGAAACTCCGTATTTAAAATATCAATTTCGCTTTTCTTTTGTAATAGGATACTATTGTTTATTAATAAATCATTCTCTAATTCCTTGAGCAGCTCTTTTAATTTAATGATAGTTTCTTCTATCTCTTTCTTGTTCCCGATATTATCCTTAATCCCGTTTATTGTTGTTTCAATTGATTTTAGTTCGACTGTTTTTTGATCAAGATTGTTTTTGCAATATAAATAGGCAAATTCTTTTGAGCAATTTGTTAACTCCGCAACAATTGTTTTAAACTCTGCATTAGGCATAGTAAAAATATCCGGGTTAATTGCTACTTTATTCCAGGTAGAGAAATTGGGGAATTGTGAACGCAGAACAGTTAAAGCGCACACCCGAGGACTCCCAAAAGCAAAGTTAATATAATTATCATATGATGAAATAGAGCCAGATGCAACATCAAGCTTTACTCCATCTATAGACACCTTGTAAGATGTTTCTGATTTTTTATTATTGATCTTAAAGAGCCTTTCTGTCGTTATGACTTGATTATTTACCTGCCAATTCTGAATAATAAATCCACCATCTGCGAACATTGAAGCAAGCGAATTGCCCTGGGTTATACAAGCAGAATGAGGAGGGATACATCCTACAATCGCTGATTTACCCATCCCGCCTGGTGCAAGCAATCCTAATATGCCATTATGTTTTGACCAATCTATATATATTTCTTCTTTGCCAATTCCGTTAAATAATTGTTTAAGGCCCTTTATATGTGTAGAAAGAGGCTTAATAATTTTCTTTACAGATAGCCGTCCTTCTTTTATTTCTATCTTTTCAATTTCATCGCATATGGCAAGCTCCTCTTCTGTAGCATCTATTTGATAGGCTTTATATAGCTCTTTATAGCCTTCCAGTTTATCCATATCTTTTTTACGAATAATGTTTTTAACTTCTGGTATTATAACAACCTTACTGTCTGAATGAGCCCCGGCTTCAATTAAATCAGCCTTTGTCCCTGGTTCATTTTTCTTTTTTTTGAGGCATACCATATCACCATTAAATTCATTAGTAGGGACAGTATTAATAATGAAACTACTAATTTCTATACGCCTGGGAATAAACGGTATTTCATGTGATTTAAATTCTGCCTCCCCTGTTTTATTAATTATTACCTCCTGAATAGCAGGTTTATAATTCAAGTCTTTCCAGTTATGAGCCATCCCGCCAAGATAGCAACCGGGTATTGTTGCAAAATTTATTCGTTGATGAATATGCCCAAACAAGATAGCATTTGCTTGTGTCTCTGCAAGTATTTGTTCTGTCAAATATATGGACGCTCTTTTTATCGCTTCATGGTTTTCTGTTGCTGTGCTTCTTACATTACCATGCCCAAGTATAACGGCCGGCAAATCTACATTTACTTTCCTATGGTCACCATACATTTTACATAAGTCAAAAAGATATTGATTCATATCTTGCCCGGCTTCTTTATGAGATTTCTTATCGCTATCACATACGCGATAATCAGGAATACAATAAAATATACAGCCGTCAATTATTAGAGGCTTCTCTGGACGCACAATAAATATTGTTTTATCATTCCTGAATATTTCCAGGCTTCCAGCAGCATCATGGGAAGGTGTGCCATATATCATAATAATTTTTGCTATACCAGATAAAAAATCAAGTTTAGTCTTAAACTCGGGTAACCGGTGGCTATCAGAATTTAAAATGGCATTATTATTTATATCGCCTGATATTGTAATAAAATCCGGCTTAATTTGTAATGCTTTTTCTCCTACAAAGTCAAGAATTTTTGAGCACTTATCTGCGTAATCTTTGCAATTATGCAAATCTGCAAAAGATAAAAGTTTAATTTGTTTCATTATTTACCGCCTTTCCATTCATCTATTAAAATATTTATCATCAATGTTAACTTCGCCCTGAATATAGAATCTTGCTTCATAGCATTAACAGTTTTATCAATTGTTCCATCAATGCCAGATAAAACAGACTTAGCAATCTTTTTAATAAACTCTTGTTTAATACTATCTGAAAAATTATTATTATTTATTTCTTCAGAAACAACTGCGTCAAACGCCTCTTCAATTGTTTCTTTATGTTTTTCTATTACTTTTGAAACAAGTTTAGAAAGTGGAGAATTATAACTACTTAATATATCATGCAGAATCTTATTAATTCCATCTTGCACACTATGCAAGATATCATTTTCTAAATTGATAGGTATATATTTTGCATTTACTTTTTCATCAATTTGAAGTACTTTCTCAGAAAGTAAATTTTTAAATATTTCATTTTCTCTTTTCATGTCTGATAAAAATTTATGCATATCGTTAAATAATTTCTGTTCATCTTTTGTCATAAATTATATTCTCCTTCTTATTGATTTATAATATTTTAATAAAAATATTATTTATTTGTATATTCCTTCTTTAATTTAATCCATTTAAAATATGTATTTTCAATATATTTTGATAACAATCCATTTCTGTTTATTCTACAACCTATAAGCTTTTCATCATTTACACAGTCACCATCTTGAATATACAACGGAGACTTGAGCCCCATATATAAATATTCAATACAGTCACAAAGCACAATACTTTTCCCTACGGTCAATCCAGTTTGTTTATCGAATTGTTTTTGGACAATCGCTTTTAGCTCTGTTTCTTTTTTAGTTAACAAATTTTTTAATTCATTTATCTCGTTTTTCCTTTTAATTATTGCCTTTGTCTCTTTAAACTTAATACATTTATCAGCCATGTCCATCTCCTTAATATGTCTGCCAATTAATATAATCGACATATTTATTCAGTAGCTTGCATTTAAATAAAGACAATTCTTTAATTGACATCTCATAATATTCTTCTTTTATTATTTTTTCAATTTCATCTATTATTGATAAATTTTGAATTTGCAAGTACATACCGTATTGAGAATGGCATTTATCACAAAGTAGAAATAAATTAACTATATTATGTATTAGTAAAGGGAATCTCCGCCTATTCTCCTGTTTGTTGTGGGCAAGCCCATGATGTGGATATGGAAGATCAACCAACCATTGTCCGCATCTACCGCACAATCTATCTTGAATAATTACCAGTTGATTAACGACTGTTTCAAGATTGGGTATTTTTTTGGGTGGTATATCATTAAGACTTATCATATTTTATCTCCTTATATTCATCTATAAATTTATCTATATCAAGCTGGTTATCTCTTGCATACTGAAGAGTATTATTGATAATATCCATAAGTTCATCAAAGGTATATGTAGTTGATGAAGCATTTTGGATTATCACCTTTCCATCTTTTTTATATAATATTTTATGACGCCCAAATTCTGCTTTCAAATATTCTTTAAAATTTAACTTCGTTAATGGAATTGTATCATAAATAACATTTATTTTCCGGGCTGATAGCTCGTTACAAATCATATCAATACATTTATGCCAAAACTTAAATGCGGCTTCCCATTTATCAGAAGGATATGTAGAAATTTCTATAAGTTTTTTCCTTCTATCTGTTATTAGTCTAGTTAGGCTATTCTTAAGAAAAGAAAATCTATCGCCAGCATATTTTATATTAATAGTCATGCTATCATCACCGAAAACAATATTAACTATTTTACAGAATATTCGTAACACCATTATTTATTATTACCTCGGAATAATTAATGGCATACATGCTTTTATCATCGCTTTAATTTGTTCTATATTTTTTCTCTCTAATGCATTAGCAATTGTTGATTTGAGCGATGTTTTTTCGTCAAGCATTTTATCCTTTACAGCTGAATGGCTGCTAAATATTACTAGAAGAGTATACGCTTTCTCTTCATCTGATTTGTCGAATGCTGAATAAATAAGGTTAAGTGAAATTTTTGGTAGATCAGAACTGTGATTTTTGTTATCATCAATAACTGCTTTTATATAGTCATAAAAATTGTGCTCTTTCCCATTCTTGTCTTTTAGCATATATTCAGGAGGGATTAAATTATTTTCTTCTGATTTCGCTTCTGAAGATATTGCAGCATTAAATCCAGCATCGGCTATGTTATCAATATCAGCATTTTGATTTTGTAATATGCTTTCTATTTCTTTAATAATGCTTTGCACCATATTCGTGTCACTTAAATTTTGTCTATATTTTTTTGCGATAGCTGTTTTTACTTCGGCATCTTTTATTTGAGATATAAATGAGTATATGTTTTCAACTTTTATATCATAACAATTTATTGTTTTATCAGCGATATTCGCATCTTCTGTATTAATAATAATATTATTCTCAATATTCTCATTTTGCTTTATATCCTTCTTATCTTTTTTCATAGAGTTTTGCGTATTACTATTATCTGATTGATCTTTATTATTTTTATTATCTTTTTTTGGTGTAATATCTCTTATCCGTTCATGTTTCCCCATATCTTCCATTTCTTCTACTGTATACATTCCCTGAAGGCTTTCAGGGTCATATAGCCTCGCAAAAAAACAAGCAGCTCTATAATAACCCATTTGATCCTGCATAGTCTGCCATTTAGACCCGTCCTTAAAATACCAACCTTCTTTTATGGCCATTTCAATTGTTACCGGAGTACTTTCTACAATTTCTCCTGTCTGCTTATTTTTAGCATATGCTATATATGCAATATTCTCAAAATCAGGCGCTTCTTTTTCATATTTTGTAGAACGGCTTTCTCCATTTTCATATTTATATATAATATATTTTAATTTTGTAACAATCCCAAGATTTATTTTCTTATATTGTAATGATTCATATTTGCTTGAGCGATTAAGCTGCGCAATAACAAATTGCGCTTTCCAGCTTGGCTCACCATGTAAAATATACATATTCTGCATTATCATAAGTGGTGAGTAGTTCAACCTAGCCGCAAGATCAATAGCAACAAAACAATTAGAGGCATTACCCCTATAGGCTTTTGGGACTATAGTACTTTTTGAAAAAGCTTCTGCCGCTTTTGTTAAACTTGTAATATCTCCAAGGCTAGGGCAAGTAACTAGATTCTTTTCTTCCATTTAAATCCTCCTAAACTATTCTTTTAATACATTAACACAATTAAAAAATTTTGTCAAGTATTTTAAAAATATATTTTTTTTCTCTTGACATATAAAATTAGTTATGATATATTACAATCAAGGAGAATTTAAATATGAAAATATATTTAAGCTTATTTCTTTTTTGTTTCAGTTTACTTTATGCAGTACTTGTCGGTGTATATATACAGGGGGGCGCAGTAAAAAAGAAATAGGGATAGCAATGATAATATCAATAGCTTCTATTATAGGGGTGGTTTTTGTATGGCTAATTTAACTGTATTCGTTGAAATATAGTAAGAAAACCGGAGGAGATAACAAATGAAAGCGTATAAGGTTTTTAACCATGATTGGACATGCAGAGGATTCCAATATAAAGTCGGAGAAACTTATGAAACGAGTGAGCGTATAAAATTGTGTGATAATGGTTTTCACGCATGTATTAAAGCAATAAATTGTTTTAATTACTATACATTCGATAGTAAAAATAAAGTGGCAGAAGTTGATTTAATAGGAGACATATTGGGGATCAATGATTCTAAACAGGTAACAAATAAAATTAAAATTGTTAGGGAAATATCTTGGCACGAATTATTATCAATTGTTAATACGGGAGATGGGAACAGTGGCTACCGGAACAGTGGCAACCAGAACAGTGGCAACCGGAACAGTGGCTACCGGAACAGTGGCTACCGGAACAGTGGCAACCAGAACAGTGGCAGCTGGAACAGTGGCAGCTGGAACAGTGGCAGCTGGAACAGTGGCAACCAGAACAGTGGCAGCTGGAACAGTGGCAACCGGAACAGTGGCAACCAGAACAGTGGCAGCTGGAACAGTGGCGACTGGAACAGTGGCAACCAGAACAGTGGCAGCTGGAACAGTGGCAACCGGAACAGTGGCGACTGGAATACAGATTGTCCTAAAAAAATATATTTCTTTAATAAATTAATAAATTTTAACGAATTTTTAAAAATAAGAAATTCAACAGCCTATAAAGTTTTAAATACTTTTAAATTCATAAAATATAGAGTGAAAGCTTCCACAGGTAAATCGGGGGATTATAAATATTTATCATTTAAAGAAAGTTTTAAGTATTTTTGGCGTAATTTGTCTGTGCGTAATAGAAAGGAAATACTTGAAATTCCATATTTTGATAAGGAAGTATTTTACGAAATTACCGGAATTAAACTTCAAGGAGTAAAATAATATGATATTATTAAAGCAAGAAAGAATGAATAGGGAATTAAAAGAGAAGATAATGCTAATTATAGCTGAATATAAAGCTAAAGGGATGGGTAATAGATTAACAATTAGCAGAATAACCGCAGAGATCAGTAAGAAGGAAAATAAAAAATTCCATCATGCAGGAATTCTATACCACTTAAGACAATTAAAACAATCAGGTATTATAACCTATAAGGTGAAAAAGAAAATAAAAGGCGTGCGCTATAGTGATATAGAAATTATTAGTAAGAATTGGGAAAAGGCTATATGGGCTTGATATTTAATAAATAAGCAGGATAATTTAATTTTATGCATATAAAAATCAATCTTATTAAAATTATTTTAGTTTTTGGGATTATAGCAACGCTTGCTACTTCTATATATTTTAATACAGGTTTTTTTGAGTGGATAGGCTTTGATTTATTATTTGTCTGGTTATTCCCTATTATAACCGTAGGCATGATGGATAGTACTTTTCAGGTAGCAGTAAATTTTTTTCTACACAAAAGAAAGATTATTTCTATATTCCTTTTTATTGTATGGTTTATTTTTTTCTGTGCTTCTATGGCGTTTACAGTTTTTGGTATGTGGTATAAAATGGACAAAGCAAGAATAAATAGAGAACGAATAGCTATTTCTTCAATCCTTATAAGTCCTGAAATAGAAATACTTAATAATCAGATTAATGCAATAACTATTAATATCGAAGGATATCAGGATAAATATAATGATGAAGAGAATTCATGGGTGGCATATGCAAAGATACAACCAGAGATAGAAAAGGCTAAGATCGAATTATCTAGACTGTATGAAGAAAAAAAAGCTATACTAAAAACTCAATCGCAAAAAATAAAGGCATCGGAAATAGGAATAAATGAATCTGGTGAATTGTCTCCAGCAATAAAATACACAATTGCAATAATTTTAGATTTTATCGTTGATATGGGCGGGTGTATATTAACATTATTTCTATGGATATTTGAGAAACAAAAAAACAATGCGCTTGCTATTCAGCAGAAATCAGGGAAGCAAATAACTTTACCTCATAAAGAAAAATCATATATTGAATATCTGAAAGAATATGCTGACATAGTTTTTAGAAACTATGATGGTAGTTTTAATGGCTCAACTAAACTTCTTGGGTTTACTCATCCGGCAGTGAAGGCGGCTGCATTCCCTTTGTGGTTTTTAAATAAAATGAAAACTGCCAGGGACAAGGGGCTAATTGCCGTTAACGGCAAAGCAACATATGCATTATTCTCAAAAAATATATTTATTCAGGAGATGGAAAATGAGGACAAGAAAGAATAAATCTTATTTAATAAAAATGGTTGTAGCACAAAGAGGAATACTATAATGATTCTTTATCATGTAACAACGCCCAAAAAGGCAAGACAATATAGAGAAACCGGATATATTGAAAAACCTGTTCGTGGATTTGATACAATCATGGCTGCTATGGCGTGGGGGTTAAAAACAGGCAGAAACATAATATATAAGATTGAAGGTGAACCAGCGTATAAATTGCCAGATCATCATAATCAGTATGGGGAAGCATTCTGGATAGATCAAGATATAATAGTTTTTAAGTGCATTAAAATATAGGAGGATATATGTGTGATTTTTTTAGTTTATGCTCTATAAAAGGCAAGCTGTTTTATTTTAATTGGGAACAGCGGCAAAAGATACTGAAGGGCGAGTTAAAACTTATATCTAATCAAACCGTAAAAGAGGCAGATTCGCATAGCGAAATTGCAGCTTATTATCAGATCAATCCTGATAAAGCGAATCATTATGAGTATGATTTTTTCAAGAAGGAATTGGTTAAAGACAGAATCAATCTCAAAGATGATTTTGAAACTGTA